GTGGAGCAGCATGCAGGCGACTTTAGCGTCACCGTACGCGATGTGCGTCAGCTGACCCAGCCGGAAAGCGATCTGCTGACGCTGCTGTGGGTGCTGGAGGGAAGCGTAAATCTGGCGGTGGCGGAAGGTGCGTCGCAACCGCTCGTCGCCGACGGGCTGGCGATCGTTAACCGCAACCGTCGCTGGAGCCTGCGCAGCGCCGGGGCCAACGCCGTGATGATCCTCACCCTCTCCGCCAGCTGGCTGGCCCGCCTCGATAATGCCTTTTTTGCCGTCGATTACCAGATAACGCCGCGCACCCGGGATGCCGATGACGGCCTGCGTCGCCTGATGCGCCAGCTGCTGGTGAGCGGCCTGGTCAATCATCCTGGCCATTACCGACTGGAGGCCAACCGCTGGCTGAGTGAGATAGCGCTGCTGCTGGCCACGCGCTTTAGCCAGCCCATCGCCTCCACGCCCCGGCGCGATACCGAAAAATGGAGCCGGAGAATAGCCAGCGTGGTAGCGCGGATCGACGCTAACAGGCTGATTCGATGTGTTTGCGGGAAAAAAATCGGCCCAGATCCGCGAAATTTTAATCAGCGAGTCAGCTTGGGAAGAAATGACCTGCTTATTCGCACCTTCCTTAGATATTTGTTCAAGGCTTATTGCGCATATTGGATCCTCACCGGTTAAAGAAGCTTGGAAAAAAAGTCGATCACTTTTGATAGACCTCATCGCTTCATTTGAGGCAGATAAAACTATTTCCGAGAGGCCTAAAACGTTTTTTATTGACTGCAACCCTAGTTTTGCAAGCTACACAGAACTTGGAGTTGTCGCATCAAATCGAGTAATTATTCCATGTACAGCCGATGCTGCCTCAATTCGTGGTATCAAAAACTTAGTTAAATTGATTTATGGAGTTTCTATTGATAGCACTGAACAAGACGAAATGTTCCTTGATTTCAACAAGGAAGCAAAACAAAGTAAAATAGAATTCCCCAAGCTACATCTATTCGTCCAAAACCGATCTCGAACCAACGAAAGCGACGCTACAAAAGCATTCAAGTCGCACGCTGAAGAAATAAAAAGAATCACATCTGAATTATTAAAAACACACCCTCATTTATTTACTGATGAAAGCATTGATGATCGCGTTAAGCACGTTAAAGATGGCAACACTCTTGCCGCAATCATTAATCATGAAGGCTGCCCATTAAGCAATCTTCAACACAAAAGTTACACTATTTATGGTATGGCAACACAAGCAAATAAAGCTCAAATTGATGCTTTAGAAGCTGATGTAAATGGTGTTGTCTCCTGTATCTGATTAGTTAACTTGATATTGTAACCAACAATCATTATCTATTTACAATCCACAACCCGGCCCCCGCGCCGGGTTTTTACTGCCCTACTCTTCCCGCGGCATCAACACATCCAGTGCCAGCTCTACCGCCAGATCTACCTGCTCACCCTGCCACAACACCTGAATCATCTCTATCAGCGCCTCTCTTGAGGGCTCGCGCTTCTCAACCAGCAGCTGCATAACCGCTATCCCGATGACCTGCGCTATCTGCTGATGCATCTCTGTGAAAAACTCATCCTCATTTGACATGCCGCCACCCTTGCTGATGTTTTTTTGAGCACAACAGCACAATAGCAAAAAATAAATTCATTTAGCTATCAATGGTTTAATAGCCATTGCTATCAATTAATATCAATACGTATTGCTATGGTTAATACTCATTGCTATTATCATCTCATCCAAACAACACCGGCAACGCCGGGTAATCGTAACAACGCTCAGCTGGCCGGCTTTAAGGCAAAGGTGAAGAGATGATCCGCAAAGAAGACAAGCCTGCATGGCGTAATTTTTGGTTAAAGGTCGTTCCGTTTTTGGTTGCTGTTATCGCAGTTAGCTATCCGTGCTGGGGTGGCAAATGAGCAAACAAGGCATTCGTTCACTGATTTACTGCCTGCTGATCTGCGGCGTTATCTGGACAGCGTTGATTATCAAAATTCTGCACGTTACGGGGGTGTTCAATGGCTAACTCAATTCCTAACAACGGACGCGCCGTGATGATGCGCAATCGCCGCACCGGAGCCGCCTGGCTGGTCAGCTTCGACTATCGCGACGGCAGCTACTGGCATGAGCCGCAGGGCAATCTGCGCCACATCCGCCGGCCATACGCATCACGCAATATCGAGCCGAACCTGGTTCCAGCCGGGACGCATTAACCACGCATATCAGCGCACGAATTTAACTGAGCTATCAGGCAGCCATTACGGTGCCGGGATTCTTACAACCAAATTTCAGGAGCGAGCTATGAACGCATACCGCGCATATGACGCTATCGAAGAACGGAAATGGGCTGAACAGTCGCTCACCGAAGAGAAGCAAAAGTGGATTGACGATCGGGCGCAGGAAATTATCGACTCGCTGCCGAAAGAGCCGTCAGGGCTGTTCCGCTTCTCTGTGCCGATGGACAAAAGCCCATATGAAGGCCTCCGCAGCGATGCAGCTGGCGAGGCATATAACGATCTCATCTCGGCAGTAGCTTACGCCCAGGCGGAATACGACTGGGATCACCGCACCGGCTGCCCGTTTTAACTTTGGGGAATAGCAATGGCTAACGAACTTGTGATTACAGCCAGCTCTCTTGCTGAGCGAGGCATTGACAGCGCTACCTGGAGCGCCCTCAAAAACAGTATTTACCCTGGCGCCAAAGACGAATCGGTAATGATGGCGCTGGACTACTGCCGGGCCAGAAACCTAGATCCGCTTCTGAAGCCCGTTCATCTGGTGCCAATGAGCGTTAAGGACTCGAAGTCGGGTAAAAGCGAGTGGCGCGATGTGGTTATGCCAGGCATCGGGCTTTATCGGATTCAGGCCGATCGCTCCGGTGATTACGCTGGCGCAAAAGAACCAGAGTTCGGCCCGGACGTCACTCTGACGCTTACCGGTATTGAAGTGACCGTACCTCAATGGTGCAAGTACACGGTCAGCAAGCGCATGCCAAGCGGGGAAATCGTCGAATTCAGCGCGAAAGAATACTGGGTTGAGAACTATGCCACCGCCGGCCGCGACACTACCGCGCCAAACGCAATGTGGAAAAAGCGCCCTTACGGCCAGCTGGCGAAGTGTGCCGAGGCCCAGGCTCTGCGTAAGGCGTGGCCTGAAATTGGCCAGCAGCCCACTGCCGAAGAGATGGAAGGTAAAACGCTGGAAGTGGATATGCGTGACGTTACGCCGCGCAACACGACAGAGGCTCTCCCCCTGGTGGCCAGTGGGGAAACGTTGCAGGCAATTACTGACCTCCTGACGTCCCTGAATAAGGACTGGGAGCAGGACTTCCTGCCTCTGTGCAGCAACATCTTCAAGCGTGACATTTTCCAGGCATCACAGCTCACCGAAGAAGAAGCGCAGAAAGGCTTTAGCTTCCTCCAGAAAAAAGCGCAGGTGGCAGCATGACCGGAAAAACTGTTGAAGTGACCTGCAAGTGCTGCCCGGACAAATTCCTTGCCCGAGTTGCTGACAGAAAAAGAGGCTGGGCGCAGTTTTGCAGTAAGTCATGCGCAGCTTATTGGAAGCAATATGGCCGTCGTAGAGGCCATCAATCATTAGAGATGCGTCAGGCGGCCATTGACAGAAATTCTATTGAGCGACTTCAGCGCGATAAACATGGGCGCGATTCATCTAGCGGTTTTGTTTATGTAGGTGGATTTGGGCCATGGGATGACCATAAGGACTGCTGACATGACACCAGAAATTATCCTCGATCGAACTGGCATTGACGTTACCCGCGTTGAACAGGGAGATGAATCCTGGCACCGCTTACGCCTGGGCGTGATCACCGCCTCGGAAGTCCATAACGTCATTTCGAAGCCGAGATCAGGCACCAAGTGGACTGACATGAAAATGTCTTATTTCCACACGCTGCTCGCAGAGGTTTGCACCGGCGCGGCGCCGGAAGTTAACGCCAAGGCGCTGGCCTGGGGGAAACAGTATGAGGCCGACGCTCGCACTCTTTTTGAGTTCACCACCGACGTGAAGGTAACGGAGTCACCGATCCTTTTCCGTGACGAAGGTATGCGCACCGCCTGCTCACCAGACGGCCTGTGCAGTGATGGCCGCGGCCTTGAGCTGAAGTGCCCTTTCACCTCTCGCGACTTCATGAAATTCAGGCTTGGCGGCTTCGAGGCTATCAAATCCGCCTACATGGCCCAGGTGCAATTCAGCATGTGGGTAACCGGTAAGGATGCCTGGTACTTCGCGAATTATGACCCTCGCATGAAGCGAGAAGGCATTCACCACGTGGTTGTTGAGCGCGACGACAAATACATGTCCGACTTCAACGAAATGGTGCCGGAGTTCATCAGCAAGATGGATGAATCGCTGGCTGAGATCGGGTTCATCTTCGGGGAGCAGTGGAAATGAAACGCACTCCATTTTACCGCAGGCCCGGCAAAGCAGGGAAATTCTCCGGCCTTCGCGAGCGCGTGATCTGGATGATTCAGACGCGCGGCCGCCCCGTTACCGGCAGCGAAATAGCGGAGAAATTCGGCGTGACGCTTGTCGAATTTAACCGCGTTGCGAACGGCATAACCAAGGGAGAAGGCCGCATTGCACAGCTGATCGCATCGGAAACCTGGCTCAACGAGGATGGCATATGCGATCGCACCTTTGACCTGATCACAAGGCCAAAGGTCATTACCCCGCAGGGTAAAACGCGCCTGTTCACTAAGCGCTCGATAGCTCAGGCCGCCTCTGGCAACCGCCAGAAATGTATTGATAAAGCGGCCCGGCGCCGCCGGCTTATCGCATCTGGACTCTATTTCGATGAAATGGAGTCAGTCCTATGAACCGCTACTCACTTATCTATGCTGACCCGGCCTGGTCTTACGGGAACACGATAAGCAACGGCGCCGCCGTCGATCACTACCCCACCATGAGCTTGCTCGATATGAAGCGGCTCCCGGTGTGGGAGCTCTCCGCGGATAACGCTGTGCTGGCGATGTGGTACACCGGCACCCACAACCAGGAGGCGATCGAGCTGGCCGAGGCCTGGGGATTTACGGTGCGCACGATGAAGCTATTCACTTGGGTGAAGCTGAACCAGCTGGCCGAGCTACGCATTACCAAGGCCCTGGCAGAGGGTGACGTCGCCGACTTTTACGACTTCCTCGACCTGCTGAATGCTGAGACGCGCATGAACGGCGGCAACCACACCCGCGCCAATACCGAAGACGTGTTGATCGCCACCCGCGGCGCCGGGCTGGAGCGCAAGCACGCCGGCATTAAGCAGGTGGTCTACAGCCCGCTCGGCGCGCACAGCGAGAAACCGTGGGAAGTTCGCCACCGCCTGGAACTGCTCTACGGCGACGTGCCGCGGATTGAGCTTTTCAGCCGCAGCGCAGAGCCAGGCTGGAGCCACTGGGGCAACCAGTGCGCCTCCGCTTCCGTTGAGCTGATACCCGGCTACACCATCTGCCTGGACAATGTAACTAAGGGGTTTTTATGACTAATACATCTCATAAATCAGATGAAATTTTGATAACCGATGACGTTCTGTCCAGATACAAAATATCGCGCAGCACACTCTATTTCTGGAGCACCCCATCCCGGATGCCCTCTTACTTTGCTCAGCCATTCCCGCAGCCTAAAATAAATGGCAGCCCTAAAAGGTGGAGACTTTCAGACCTGCTGGCCTGGGAGGATAACGTGGGGATCAAACCAGAGGCTGACCAACCAGCTTCTCAAGGTGATCCTGCCAAACAGCAAGCCAGTGACGCTGATCATCCAGATAATCATGCAGGTTATAACGTGCCATGA